GGTGGTCTAATCAATCGTGCAGCGCTTGTTTCGGTGGCGCGTCAGAATGGTAAAACGGTTTTAGGTCAGGCGTGTATTGGGGCGTGGCTTACTTCTATTGCTAAGTTGCGTGGCAAGCCACAAACGGTGGTGAACTCGGCTCATGAGTTGTCGCTTGCTGTTCGCCAGTTTGAGGTGGTGGCTCCGATTTTGCAGGAGTATTTTGGGGCGACACTAAAGCGTGCGTATGGCCGTAACACTTGCGACATGCCTGATGGTTCACGGTGGCTTGTAAAGGCTGCAACGCCCTCGGCTGGAATGGGCCTTTCTGCAGATTTTATCTGGGTCGACGAAGTGTATGCAGTGGAGGACAATGTGCTCGCTCACAGCCTCAGACCAACGATGAAGGCACGCAACATGCGAACAGCTGGTGGCTCACCAATCATGCTGATGACCTCGACTGCCGGTACTGAGGCCTCGGTTGCGATGTTGCGCTACCGAGAACAAGGGCTACAACTCATTGACGATAAACGCCAGGGGCAGTTTTACTTCGCTGAATGGTCGCCACCACCAGGGGTCGATGTTATGGACACACGCTGGTGGGGTTGGGCTAACCCAGCGCTCGGTGTCACCCTCGAGCTGGAGTCTTTGCTGGCCGATGCTGAGCACCCAGATAGATCATCTTTCTTGCGTGGCTCACTCAACCAGTTTGTCAATGCCGATGCTTGCTGGTTGCAACCTGGCGAGTGGGAGCAATGCCTCTCTGATATTCCAGGGCCTGAAGGTGGCTGGATAGCAGTGGACACAAGCATTGATGGCTCTCGCTACTCGGCTGTTCGCGCAGCTGTCGATGATGTTGGAGTTGCCCACATCACAGTGGAGTTTGTTGTTGGCTCACTACCTGAGATGCAACAGGCTCTATTGAAGGCCTGCGAAAACCCATCGGTCATGTTGGCTGTTACACCACCACTTGAAAACCATGTGCCCCTGTCTTTAGAGAGGCGCAAACAGGTAGTGGGCTATGGCGAATTGATGCGCTACACATCACTAGTCAAGGGCATGATTAACGATGGCAGACTTGTGCACCAGGGCCAACAAAACCTTGCTGAACAAATGAACCGAGCAGTAGCAGTGACCCAGCAGAACTCACTCGTAATTAGCAGTAAGCGTTCACCAGGGCCTGTCGAGCTGGCACGCCTTACCATTTTTGCAGCTGCTTTAGCGTCCCGACCAAAACAAGGTGGTAAGCCAATGCTGGTAGTGGTAAATCGCTAAGATGACATTTGGTGCTGCTCTGGGCTTTCTGTCGGGAATTGCCTAGGGCAGTGCCACCCCCCACTAAGAAAATGTGAGATAATCCCAATATGGCGCTATTCAACCGAGTAAACAAAGCAGCAATCTCACCTGCACCGGTAAAGGCTGCAGCCTCTGGTGGATACTCACCTAACTCTGCTGGTGTCAATCTCATCGGCCAGTACTACACCTACATTGAAGGCCCAGCACGCAACAGGGCTATGAGCGTGGCAACCATTTCACGCGCACGCGATCTTATGGCCTCGGTAATTTCTTGTATGCCTCTCAAGATGTACAACGAAATGTGGAATGGTGATGAGATGGAGCAAGTAAACATTGCCCCTCGCACTTGGCTACGCCAACCCGACCCAAGCGTTACCTACCCATTTCTGATGGCGTGGACATTTGACGATTTGTTCTTTTATGGCCGTGCTTTTTGGTACATCACAGCACGCACTCAAGACGGATACCCCACAGCTTTTACACGCCTACCGGCAGGCTCTGTCACCACTCAAGATCAGGCAGGGCCAGTGTGGTTTGCCCCATCTAAAGAGGTTTACTTTCAAGGCAACATGATTGACCCTAAAGACCTAGTGCAATTCCTGAGCCCCATTCAAGGCATCGTTTACATGTCTGAGCAGACCGTTGCCACAGCAATCAAACTTGAAGCTGCGCGCTATCGCAATGCAGAAAGTTCAATACCTGCTGGTGTTTTGAAGCAAACAGGTGGTGAGCCTTTGAGCGCCAGCGAGCTCGCTGATCTAGCGTCAGCGTTCAACGCTGCACGCGCCACCAATCAGACAGCTGCACTGAACGAGTTTTTGAGCTACACCGAGACAACAGCAACTCCCGACAAAATGCTCCTAATTGATGCAGCTAACTACCAAGCGCTTGAGTGTGCACGCCTCACAAATGTGCCCCCCTATTTGGTGGGCGTAAGCACAGGCTCCTACTCCTATCAATCATCTGAGCAGGCTCGAGCTGACCTTTACATCTTTGGTGTCAAGGCCTACGCCGATTGCATTGCAGCAACATTGAGCCAAAACAATGTTTTGCCTCGTGGAACTTATGTAAAGTTTGATGCAGATGAGTACCTCGTTGAGAACTACGCAGCAGACAAAATGGACAGCCCCGACATGCCCCAAGAAAACACACAAGAGGAATTAGCATGATCAGGTTCAACGCCACAGCAATAAGCATCGATGCAGCAGCAGCCGATGGCACCCCGAGCAGAACCATCACCGGTATTGCTGCCCCATATAACGAAGTTGCGCGAGTAAGTGATGGCACTGAAATTATGCTGTCGCCTGGTTCTTTACCTGTAGATGGCCCTAACCCAAAGCTGTTCGTAGGCCACTCGGCTGACAAGGTAATTGGCACAGTCATTGCTCGTGAGGACACTCCCGAGGGCATGCTGTTCCAGGCCAAAGTGGCTAAAACGGTGCTTGGCGAGGAGTCGCTACAGCTCGCTTTAGAGAATGTCTATGACCAGGTAAGTGTTGGAATTACCCCTTTAGAGTTCAGCTACAACGAAGCTGGAGTCATGCTGATTGAAAAAGCAGCCTGGACAGAATTATCGCTAGTTTCACACGGCGCATTTGGCGCAAGTGCTAGCATCACAGATGTAGCAGCGAGTATCCCCACATCAAATGAGGAAATAAGCGATAATACAAAAGAGGAAGCCGACACTCCTGAACCCCTAGAGCCACAGGAGATCCCAGTGTCAGAAACACCAGCCCCAGAAGTAATCGAAGCATCTACAGTTTTTGCTCAGCCAAAGCGCAGTTTTGTTATGCCAACTCCAGCCGAGTACCTCGCGGCTATGCATGCGGGCGGGGACACTTTCCGCAATGTAAACGCTGCATACAAGGACGCAGTACGCAACCAGCAGACAGCGCTTCAAGCAGCTGCAGGAGATGTACTTACAACCGACACGCCAGGTTTGTTGCCAGTGCCGGTACTTGGGCCATTGTTCCAAGACCTCAACTTTGTACGGCCAGTTGTTTCTGCTTTTGGTGCTCGCGCCATGCCGAACACACCAAGCAAGACTTTCATTCGCCCAACGATTACTACGCACACAAGCGCAGCAACACAGACTGAAAACTCTGCAGCATCAGCCACCACAATGGTTATTGCTTCTAACACGGTTACAAAAGCAACAGTCGCTGGCCAAGTCACATTGTCAGTACAAGACATTGACTTTACCGATCCTGCAGCACTCAACCTTGTGCTCAATGACCTTGCAGGCGAGTACCTGATTGCAACAGACAACATTGCAGCCGACAACCTTGTTGCTGGTAAAACAGCATCAGGCTCAACATGGACTGTCACAGCAAACGACCCAACTTCACTGATTAACGCTTTGTATGACGCAGCGCGCGAAATCACTGAGGACAGCAACTACTTCCCAACTCACTTGTGCGTGTCACCAGATGTATGGGAAAAATTAGGCGCTCAGCTTGACGCTTCGAAGCGTCCAATCTTGGGCTACACCACAAACGGTGTCATCGGACAAAACAGCATTGGTCGCGTAGGTGGCCTTGCTTACACCGGTATGGATGTAATGGGCCTCAACCTTGTTGTCGATAACAACTTTGCTTCAGGCACCATGCTTGTTGTGTACGCACCTGGCTATGAAATCTACGAACAACAGCGTGGCCTCATGTCAGTAGAAAACCCAAGCACATTGGGACGCACATTCTCCTACTACGGCTACTTTGCTACTTTCGTAGCCAAGTCAAGCTTTATCCAGGGCATCGTAATCGCCTAACCCGAAAGGCGATAGCCAATCATGGCTACATACTCAGTCATCTTTCATCAGCGTTTAGATAATTACGCTGTTGTACAAACACTTGAGGCAACCGACATTGCCATCGGTGAAAGCATCACGCTCACTGGTTTAGGGCACGGCCTCAACGGCACATACACTGTTTACGCATTGCCTCAATATGAGTACATCGGTGTAGGCACAGAAGGCGACATACAACTTGACGCAAATGTTGCGATACCTAATCAGGTCATGTTTTACGATGCCGATGATGATCTAGAACGCTCTGCAGCAATACCCCCTGGCACGCTCACATACACGCAAACCTGCACCTGGGTATCGAGCGCCAATGTGCAGTTATGGCTTGGCCTGACTAGCCCTAGCGCCGATGAGACAACCTTTTTGGCACAGTGCGTTTCTGCCGGTAACCAGGTGGCCTATCGGCGTAGGCAAGAGGCAGGGTATTACGACAGCCTTAGCACTAGCCCATCTGGCGATTGCACGCTCGGGACAATAATGCTGGCTGGCGCTTATTTTAGGCAGCGTGGCAGCATTGACCAGTTTGCAAGCTTTGACGCTATGGGCCAGGCAATTACCACCAATGCCTTTACACCGATGGTGAAACAGTTGCTAGGTATTGATAGGCCTGCTGTTGCGTAATGGCTTACACAGACCTGTTCAATGAGGCCATAGACGACCTAGCCACCACCCTTGCCACCATCAGTGGCTTGCGAGTAGTGACAGACCCTCGAAACCTCAACAGCAACTGCTGCTTTATCGATGCCCCTACCTTTGAGGCTTTCAACAACAAAATCGTAACGATGCGTTTTCCTGTACGCGTCATTGGCATAGGCCCAGGCAACCTAGATACCCTCAGGCCATTGCTTGCAATCGCAGCTGCACTACTCGACAAGAATGTGGCAGTAACTGATGGCAGGCCAGGATTAGCCAGTATCGGTGGGCAAGAGTTCCCTGCCTACGATCTACAAATATCCCTGCAGGCTGCATACCTATAATGCTCACCTGCCCTAGTAAAATCTGACATAATAAAAGCATCACTGGTGGCCGACAACACCTAACACCAAAGGACAGACATGGCCACCAGCACTACCACCTATCTCACAAATCCAACAGTGACAATTACGCCTGCCACATCTGGCACCCTATTTGACGCAACCTCGGTAACTTCATCGGCCACGCTCACAGTGGGCTACGATCCTTTGGAAAGCACCATCTCGGCACCACTGGCCTTGATCTGGTTTACAGCTTTGAACTTGGTTTTGCTGTCAATCTTTTGCAGTTCAGCCAACGCTGCCTTCAGGCCATAAATCTCGGTGCTTGCTGTAACG